CTGCCAAAACAATTTAGCCAAATAACTTGACCTACTGCGGTAGACAATCTTGACTAAATAACTGAATTGAAGAGGCTTTTATAAATAAACGTCATAATCACAAAGAAGGAGACAAATATGGCAAACGCAAGTCCAGTCTCAGTCGGTAGAGTAAATGCAGGTGGTTCGGAAGACGCTCTGTTTCTAAAAGTATTCGCAGGAGAAGTATTAACTTCTTTTGAAAGAGCTTCAAAAACAGAAGGTGCAGACATGGTGAGAAGTATCTCATCAGGAAAATCAGCAACTTTCCCAGTAATGGGTAGAGTTGGTGCGTCTTACCACACAGCAGGAGCAGAAATTACTGGCTCAGACATAAATCACAACGAAAAGGTTATTACAATTAATGACCTTTTAATCTCTTCAGTGTTTTTATCAAACATTGAGGAAGCCAAAAACCATTGGGACGTAAGAAGTGCTTACTCACAAGAAATTGGAAGAGCATTAGCTTTTACAAAAGATAAGCATATTTTACAAACAATCGGTCAAGCATCACTAGCATCAGCTAACGTAGGTGACAGTGGGTATGCGGCAGGAGCAACTATCACTAATACTGGTATCGCATCTGCAACAGACGCTACTGCGGCTAACGCAATGATTGATGCACTATTTGGTGCGGCAAAACAACTAGACGCAAATTACGTTCCATCAGAAGGCAGAAAATGCTTTATGAGATTGGAAGAATACTACAAATTAGCAAACGCAACTAATGCGATTAATGTTGATTTTAGTGGTAGAGGTTCAATCGCTGAAGGTAAAGTAGTGAAAATTGCAGGTATTGAATTAGTACCTGTTGCACACTTTGTTGACAGTAACGTAAACTCAGGCGTAGACCAAGGTTCAGCTACAGCAGGTGGTTCAAACCCTCAAGCTGTAAACTTAACTAACTACGTTGCTCTAGTATCTCACCCAAGTGCTGTAGGTACAGTTAAACTTATGGACTTAGGTGTTGAAAAAGAGTACGACATTAGAAGACAAGGTACGTTAATGGTTGCTAAATATGCTATGGGACATGGTGTATTAAGACCAGAAGCGGCTGTAGGTATTAAAGAAGCGTAATAGTTTCTTAATACTAATTAGATTAGGGGGAGTCAAATCCCCCTTTTCTACTTTACAAAGGAAAATAATGGCAACACAAATTACACCAACTACAGAGTTACAAGCAGTAAATACTATGCTGAGTGTGATAGGCGAAGCTCCTGTCAACTCAATCACAGGTACAACAACTGTAGATGTATCAGTCGCTAAAAATATTCTTGACGAAACGTCTTTATCAATACAATCGCAAGGTTGGAATTTTAACACTAATTATGAATACAAATCTTTATCTTTAGATAGTAATAGTAAAATACCTTTACCATCAAACTGTGTAAAGATAGACGCAAACAAATCTATTAGACACATAAATCTTACAATCAGAAATGGTTTTCTATATGATATGGAAAAAGACACTGATGTATTTACAAGTGTACCAAACTCAGTGGACATAGTTCTAGTCCAACAATTTGAGCATCTCCCAGAATACGCAAGACGATATATTACAATGAAAGCGGCAAGAAGATTTGCTTCAAGATTTATTGGTGATACAACAATTACACAATTAATTGGACAAGATGAAAATGAAGCATTAGTAGCATTTCAACAATCAGAAGCACAAGAATCTGACACTAATATATTAAATGGTGACTCTAATACATTTTCAATAATTAACAGAACAACTAGAAGGACTTACTAATGGGTGGTGTGGTATCTCAGTCTATACCTAATTTCCTTAATGGTATGTCTCAACAGACACCTACACAAAGAGGAATAAATCAAGGTCAAGACCAAGTTAATTTTGCAAACAATATTGTAGATGGTTTGTCAAAAAGACCACCGCTAGATTTTGTAAAAACATTAGACTCTTCTAATTTATATCCTAATACAATAAAATTTTGGAATATACAAAGAGATGAAAGCAATCAATATATTGTAGCATTTTATAATGGTGGTGTAAAAGTATGGGATTTAGATGGTAATGAAAAAACTGTAACAATACAAAGTGGTGCAAGTTATCTCACTTCTACAAATCCTAAAGAAAATTTTAAATTAGTAAACATTGCAGATTTTACATTTATTGCAAACACAGCTACAACTGTAGCGGCAGACTCTACAACAACTGCGGCTAAAGTAGAAGAGTTTTTAATAAATGTTAAATTAACAAACTATGGTAGAGAATATAAAGTAGCATTAAAACACCCTAACATGGCACAAGAGTTAGAAGTACAGTTTCAATTACCTAGTGGTAATGATGCTTCTACAGATAGTAAATTTAGAGATACAAACAAAATTAAAGATATATTATTAAATGGTACATCTAGTACACATTATGATAGTAATGCAGATGGTATAGGATTTAAAGTAGTACGAACAGATACAGGTGCTACACAATCTACTTCACAAGGTTTAGCAAACTTTTCAGGATTTACAAATCATTTTACTTTTGAAAGTTTTGAATCAGTTATATATGGTAAACCTACTGACGGTAATGCAAACTACACTGTAAGTACAGCAGATGGTTCTGGTAACACAGCTATGTATGCTATAAGAGATAAAATACAAGATTTTAGTGACTTACCTTATTATGGAAAACTTGGAGTTATATTAAAAATAACAGGTGACGAAGGAGATACTTTGTCTGATTACTATGTTGCATTTCAAGGTAATGGTGTATGGAATGAAACTATTGCACCTGCAACATCTGTAGGTTTAGATAACTCTACTATGCCACACGCATTAATAAATAATAATAATGGTACGTTTACATTTAAAGAATTAGATTTTGATGATAGAACATGTGGAGATAGTGACACAAACGCTGACCCTAGTTTTGTAGGTAAAAAAATAAATAATCTTACATTTTACAAAAATAGATTAGGTATAATGTCTGGTGAAAATTTAGTATTAACAGAAAATGCTAGTTTCTTTAACTATTTTCAAACTACAACAACACAAGTTTTAGATACTGACCCTATTGATATTGCGGCATCAGGAACACAAGTAAACACACTTAAAAACTCTGTAGGATTTAATGAGTCTTTACTTTTATTTTCTGATACAGCACAATATAAATTAGATAGTGCAGGAGATACTATATCGCCTACTACAGCTATACTTAATGAAGTATCTTCATTTGAACATGATGATTCAGTACAACCTGTATCAGCAGGTAAGTTTGCATATTTTGCACAAGCAAGAAACAACAACACTGCTATAAGAGAATATTTTGCAGATGATGATACATTAACAAATGATGGATTAGATATTACAGTTTCAGTACAAAGTCTTATACCAACTAATGCTTTTCAAATTGTTAGTAACACTACAGAAGATACGTTAGTTGTACTTTGCTCTGACACCGCAGATACACAAACTGCACCTTATACATCAGGCACAGCAGTTGCACCTGTTAATGCAGATACAATGTTTATATATAAATATTTCTTTGACAGAGGTGAAAAAGTACAAACAGCGTGGGCTAAGTGGGAGTTTAGTGGTGTTAAAATATTAGGTGCTATGTCATTAGAAAGTTTTTTATATGTTTTAGCGGCAGAAGGTACAAACACAAAATTATTTAAAATAGATTTAAGAAACTTAAAAGACACAACATTAGGACATGGTGTGTATTTAGATTTAAAAACTTCAGTTACAGGCACGTATGACAGTGCAACTGATAAAACAACATTTACTTCACCGTATGGTGCAAGAACAGGATTAATAGCAGTAGATAAAACAAATGGTGCTAATTATACAGCCACAAATACAACAGGCTCTACATATACTATAGCAGGTAATCATACCGCATTATTTATAGGTGTACCATATAGTTCTGTCTACAGATTGTCTACACAATATGTCAGAGAAAATACTGGCAGAGGATTGGTAGCAGTTACTTCAGGAAGATACCAAATTAGAAACATCTCATTTAACTTTGAGAATAGTGGATTTTTTCAAGTAGAAGTAACACCTAACAACAGAGATAAGTCTACAACTATAATGAATGGTTATGTTATAGGTACGTCTTCTTCTCTTGTAGGACAACCTGCTATTAGTTCAGGAACATTAAGAGTTCCAGTACAATGTAGAAACACAGAATTTGTAATGGATATAAAAAGCAATTCTCATTTACCAGTGTATATAGCTGATGCTGAGATTGAAGGTTATTATCATTCACGTTCAAGAAGGATATAATGGTTAAAGAAAATTATGTACGTAGAGCTATAATAGCAGATGCGTTGGAGTTATCTCCTAAAATTAGAAAAGGTGATAGAGAAGAGATTATGGCTTCTGATGGACACAGTCCGTTAAGAGCTTTAGTAACACCTTTTACTTATGATAATGCAAAAATATACAGTATTATAGGTACAGAAAAAGAAGGCGTTATAGGAATGTTTGGCAGTAATCCTACACAACTACCTGAATATGGTGTTGCATGGTTATTGTCTAGTGAAGATTTATTTAAACATACTAAACAATTTTTAAAAGAATGTCCGTATTGGGTAGCACAAATGAGTCAAGGCTACGAATACATATATAATTTTGTAGACCAACGAAATTGGAAAAGTTTAAAATGGTTACAGTTTTTAGGATTTGAACCTAAAGAAAAAATAAACGATTATGGTATTGGT